ATTCAATACTTGCTTTTTCAGCATCACTCACTACTTGACTAGGGAAAGCACTATTGGTATTAGTATATATATTCATTAATTTATAATTTTTGATAAAGTTCCTTTGTTGTTGTATCTTTTTATTCCAAGATCAACTGGTTTTAGTTCAATTTTATTAACAGGTGCATATCTATGTTTATTACAAGCCATTAAAGCAAGCCCTGAACTAATAGACGCATCATGTGTTGTTCTATTGTTTATATTAAATTGAGACCAGTCTTCAAGAGTTCTTTGAAAATACATATCTCCATAGCCTGTTTCTTTTAAACCAACAAACGTTTCTATATATGTTTCTATAGCTGAGGCGTGAGCTTGTTTTATATCTTCACTGGAATTAGGTATTCCACCAATTTCTCTTTCTGTTACAGATAATTTATTTCTTTTTTTATCAGGCCTATTCATTGCAAAACCTCTATAACCTCTACGTTTAAAATAATATAATAATCTAGGTTTATTATTTTCTGCTAATATTGGCATACCATAAAATACGCAGGCCATAAGTACATCTTCAAAGAATATCTCAGCAGTTTGTGGACGAGCAATGTATTCTAGAAAAAAATGATTTGGAGGTACTTCCTCCATGCTAAATTTAGTTAAACCATGTAAAGATCCGTTAGAACCTCGTTTGTCTACTGTTCCTGATATATCATACGGATCACATCCAAAAGCGCCACAATGTTCATTACCAGGATAGTTTACGCTATTTTTTATATATCTTTTATTTTGCAAATGAACTGGTGGTACCCAAGTTACATAAAATCTACCTTGCTTGCTTGGTGAAAATATAACTCTTGTGTCTTTTTCACTATTTTCCCATTGAAAATTACCTTGAGTAATAGATACTGAATTTTTTAAATCTTCATTAAAATCTATTTGTTGGTATATTTTAGTTAAATTAAATAAAGACATTTTAGATTCATCTCTAAAAGCGTGTTTAGTTGTGCGTGGAAACTGTCTATAGAATTCATTTAACCCGTCTTGATCATCTTTAAGACCTTCTACTTCATTATTCCAGTACTCAATAACCCCAATTTTGATTGGTGTTCCATGAGGTCCATGCACTTTCTTTGATGGTGTTTCGAAGACAGGATAGCCATAAGAATCAATGTATCCTTCGTAATTCCATTCCATAGGTATGAACAAAGAATAGAGTCCTGAACGCGTTTGTCCATTGGCATTTCTTTTTGCAACGTCTGAGTCATCATATAGTTTTTTAAAATTTCTACCACCTTTATCTAAAGCATTTGATGTTGATCCCATCATGCACTTGCCAATAACTCTAGAACCTAGTCTTAATGTTGTTTTAGTAACGCGCCAATTGTTTTGTATATCATTAGGCCTTTCCCATTTACCACTTTCATCATGAACTAATAGTTTTAGTTTTTCACCATCATAAGCATTATCACCTGTATTTTTCCAATCAATAGTTGTATCAAGCCCAGCAAGGTCTTCTGGTTTATCTGTAGATACTATAGATCTTCTTGTAAACTTAGAAGCTGGCACACGATATGCTAGTTCTGTTTTAGGTCGATCCATACCATCTTGTATAGGTTTAAAAAAGAAAGGATAATTAACTGATATTGGAACTACTTTGTCGGTAAACATTTTTTTAGCATCAGCACCTGATTTTGATAATATACCAAAACGTGCATCAGTAGATATTGTAGCCATGTTAACTGTTTCACCTGACGCCATAAATGAAAATCCAGAACGTCTGTTTTTTAAATAACACATACCGTAACTTCTATAATCAGCTCTACATGCTTCCCAAAATATAAAAAATAATCTATTTGATTCTCTAAAATCTGGTTGGCCAACATCAATTTTTGACCACTGTAAGTACATGTAATGAGTACCAGTTATATAAATAGGTATATCTTTATTAATGTACCAAAATCCTTCTTCACGTCGTTTAAATTCAACATCAATATAATCATACCATGTTTCTTTAAAATCTTCAGGATATTCTCTCCAATCAAATACTGTTTTTATTCTGCTTAATACTTTAGGATAATTAAATCTAGTCCATTTGTTTTTTTCAAACACATGCACGTTATCTTTTAAAGGTAAAGCTATTTTAAGATTTTGTATTTCGTATATATCACCAATTTGTCCAGTTTTAGATATAACAATCATATCATGATCTTCGTTATATCCATACTCCCATTTTTTATACCTATTCATTCGTTTAAGAATTTTAGGTTTTACATGGTCATTTAATACTTTATATAAAGTTTGCGTATACATTATTTAGATCTTCCTTCAGCAAAACCACGAAACGCAACTTCTTTTTTAACTTCTTTAGGTTTTTCATCTAACATATTTTGCTCTTCTATAATACGATTATGTATTTCAAAAGCATCAAATATGCATAGTTTTTTTGTAGCCGCAGCGTTTTTAAGTCTGTCAGCCGAGATATCTTCGCTTGAATCTATAATAGCTTCTTTAGCAACTTTAATAAGTTCCTCAACCGCTATGTGCCCAGCTAGGATTATATTCTTCTTCGTTTCCTTCGTGTTCATATTTTATAACAATATCATTTGATTTCATACAATATAATCGTTCATTTTCAACTAAAAATTCCCATTCACCATTAGGTGTGTAACCTACTAAGTCTCCCTGGTTAATTTTAAGCGCTTCTAATGAACTATTGCCATATTTTAATATACCAATAAGCTTTTGCTCTTTATCTAGTGTTAAACTGTCATTGTCTTTTATAGGTTTTATAAAACACCTATCACCAAAACTATGCCAACCTTTTTTATTTTTATATAAATACACTTGATCAACAGCACAAAAATAAAGATCATCTTTAAAATAAGATCTACTTTTTTTCTTTTGACCTTTCATATCATAAAAAGTTCTAAACACATTTTGATGTATAACAACTATATCTCCAATTTTAATTTTACTATTAAAAGCTAGAGGTGTTTGTGTTACAACAGCAAATCTATTTACAAATTTCCAGTTTTCTATTTTAGTGTTAACAACTACGTCAGCACCAGCTATTTTAACCGTGTTACTATACTTATCCCCTAGAGGTTGTATAATAAAATCGTATATACTTTTCATTAATAATTAAGATCATACTCAACAGATATAGCCATGTTAGAATTAAATTTTTTCCATGGCAATACCTCGTTGTTTTTTTTGATGTGTATGTTATAAGAATTATCAGTATCTTCAAATAAAATATGAGAAATTTCATGACCGCCATAAACCTCTTGGCCTACAGAATAATGCATCGCATCATTTTTATAATCAGATCCAATACTAATTTTTCTTATATTATTCTGCATCTTCTTTTTCGATGTCAGTATAACTTCCGTCTTTAAGATCAATATTTACTTGGCCATACTCTTCTTCAAGCTCTTTTTTAGTTTTGTCAATTTCTTTAGAAAGTTCTAAAACTTGAGAATGAATACCTTGTTTTTGAGATTCTAGAACACCTATAGTTCTAAGTAGCTCGTTTAATTTTCCTTGTTGATCGTTTACAGTTTTTAACTGTTCTTCTTTGATCATTTTTTTTGCTTCTTCCATAATTTAATTTAATTTAATTGTTAATTTATTCTTATTTATATAGTTACTTGTTTTATAGTGATTTACCCTATTGATGATTCTCTTCCCGCTACTAAAGCTCCAGCTGTAGTAGTAGTGGATAACACGTAATCTACGTATATCGGAAGCACGTCTCCAGCTTGTAATCCTGTGAATAAAACTCCATCACTAAGTACTGGTGCTAAACCTCTAACCATATCAACTCTAAAGGTTGCATTTTTATCACTACCTGTTTGATCTATAGTTATAACATCTCCAATAGAATAACGTTCACCAGCGGCTCTTATTGCTCCAATAGTTATTGCTCCGTTTGGCGCACTAGCTAAAGCTATAGAACCACCAGCTCCGCCAGCTTGCACTATTGTTAGTACGTTACCAGCTACATAATCTTTACCTCCATCTATAATTGTAAAAGTTGCAATTGGACCAGTTGCTCCACCGCCTGTTATTGAATCTATTGTTCCACTTAAACCTGTACCGTTGCCTCCTGTTACTGTAAAAGCTGCCACAGAATAACCTGTCCCAGCGACTAATGCATTTGTTGTTGGTACTGGTACTGTAATATCTACTGTTAAACCAGAAGAAGGTGCATTACCAATAGACACAGGAACTATGCTTGAATTAGTTGTAGCAACTCCAGTTAAATTTTGCACGTAACCACTACCAGCAGTTAAACGAGTTAATACTGTTACTGTAGCAAAAGGCCCTATTTTGCCATTAGGTATTACGTTTACATTTCCAGCAGTACCTACTTGCACAAGAGATCCTCTAAGATTTGTTCCTAGTGTTCCAGTTTGGTTCATAAATTCCCAAGCCGGTAGCATGTTTATTGTATCAGTTGCTGTTATAGCTAATGCTTTACTAAAATTATTTGCCATTTTGTATTATTTATTTATTACTTATTGTTTTATATTTTTCAACTCCACGTGATCCAAAATAGGCTACGTAGACTGTGGTTACTAAAGTTTTTAGTAAACCTATCCATTCTTGTTCTACTGTAAAAGATATTTCATGATGACTATCAACCCATATAAAAGCTATTGTCATTATAGATAAAAATATCAAACACATTGGACGTGTATTTTTACTAAGCCATGAGTCAGATTTCATATCGCTGACCCAACGTTTTGAGATTTCTTGCATCTCAATCATATCTTGCTCTAAAAGTTTAAGAGCTTTTTCTTTATCCTCTGCAGGAAGCACAGGATCTTTGTATATAAGATTTTTAACTAAACCAAAAACCCCAGCATTAGGTAGTACGTCACCAGCTAGGTCTAATATTCCAGGAGCAGCTTTACTTAAAAACTTTCCTACTTTAGTTTCATTAAATTTTTTTTTCATGCTTTTTTATATGCTTCAGCTTCCCATGGCAGGTCTTTAGCGCCTTCAGCCATATCAGCTCTTGAATATGTTTTACCTTTCCAATAAACGTTTTCATCATCATAATCTAAATCACCTCTTTTCATTTGGTCTATATGTATCATTTCGTGATCTATAACTTTTTCACATTCAGAAGGATCTAATTTATTATTTAAAACAATAGTGCCATTATTATTGGCTTTACCCATAACACCGTCTTCCATTGGTACATTATAAACTGGCACGTTGGTTGTGTCGTACGGAGGATTACTTAATTTAAAAGCCATATTATTTTTTATAAGGTAATAATTTGTTTAAAGCATCCCTGCGACTTTGACAGCCGCAAGGAATGTTTAAACCTTTTGATACATTATCAACTAATCTTTTGATTCCAGTTTGTCTTGTAAATTTCTCTACAGTATCTCCAAAACCTTTAGATTTGTTCATTAGCTTACTACAAAGCTTTTGAAGTATAATGTGTTACCGAAAGCGTAAGCAGCATTAACCGCTGAATCTTGTGGTAAACTTACAGTAGATTTTACTCCACCTGGGTTAGCTGTTATAGCTTTGTTGATAGCTTCTTTAACTCTAGCTGGTGTTACTACCGCTGGAGCATTAGCTCTGTAAGTTAAACTAGCATTGGTTCCAATACCTATAACACAAGTATCCTGTGTTGCTAATCCTTTTAATTGAAGAGTAGCTTGCATTTGTAATGTTGCTCCTGCTCCTGTTGTTCCTACTGAAACAGATATAATGTTATCTGCTAGTAATAAATTGTCGCCATCCACAGTTGCGTCTGCTACTGGTGGTGCCGCGTTGTCGAATCCTCCCGTTACTGGGAAATTAATCCATTTTGCCATTTTGTTTGTTTTTAATTATTTGACGTGGTTGTTGTTTTTGAGTTTTGTACAGTTCTCTACTGTTATTTGTGTCCTGGTCCACAATGCTTGATAGGTGATAATTGTGACATATCACAGCAATGTTTAGACATGAATGAACCATTTCTTCCTCCACTAGCGTCTTTAGCTACTGGGTTGTCATTCATTAAGTTTGATTTTTCTTGACTGTTTGATTCGCTTGCGTAACCTTTGTTTAAGTTTTTTGTTGGTGCTTCGTTTTGATACATTTTTTTATTTTAATATTGTTAGTTATTTATATTTCATAGGTTTACTGTTAAGTGCTACCAAAGTAGTAAACATGTTGTCGCCATAACTTTTTGGCTTTTCTTTATGTTTTTTTATCTTTACAGTTTCTTTTGTGTTACTTTCAATTTGCTTTAAAGTTTTGTCAGCAGCGTTAAGTTTTCTTGTGTTTTTGCGATCAGAATTATTAGCGTTTACTTTACGAAGTTTTTTCTCTACTTTATTAAATTTTCTAGTAATATCATCTTCAGATAAATATCTAGAGCTTTTATCATTTAAAGGTGAAAGCATTTTACCTGGTGAAGTAGGTTCTACATAAC